CAGCCTATCGGTGTTATTGATGGTACAAAGACTACTATTGAATATGATGAAGACGCTAACGTAAATCGTGCAGTTTTGTATGGTTATTTATACGATGAGTATTGTCAAGATGCAATTGAAATTCTGAATAGACGTGGAACTGTAGATTGTTCGGTGGAATTATGCATTAGGGAGTTATCATTTAATACTGCTAATAAAACATTGCAGTTAGATGATTTTTATGTATCAGGTCTTACTCTTCTGTCAAAGGATGTATCCCCTGGTATGGCAGGAAGTAATTTTAAAATTGAAGATTTCGCTGTAAATGCGGAAACAGTAACATTTAACACAGACAACAAATTGGTTGAAACTTTAGAGAAATTAACTAATATTCTTGAGAGTTTTGATATAAATCAAAAATCAAAGGAAGGAGGAACAAATAACAAAATGACAAAATTTGAAGAGTTACTTGCCAAATATGGTAAGACTGCTGAAGATATAACATTCGACTATGCAGAAATGTCAGATGAGGAACTTGAAGCAAAATTCGCTGAGATGTTCGATGATGACAATTCAGAAGGAGACAACTCAGGTAGCGGAGAATCTGGTGAGCCTTCCAATGATGGAGAAAGTAATGGTGAAGGAACTTCTGATTCAGATGGCGATGAGGGAGGAAGTCAGACTTTTGAAAAGATTGTTCGTACATATGAAATCAGTCATGAAGATACAAGATATGCACTTTACCAGCTTTTATCTGAATATGAAGACGCTGATAATGAGTGGTATTTTATCAACGCTGTTTACGATGATCATTTTACATATGAGAACTGGAATGGTGATAAAATCTTCGGTCAGAACTATACAAAAGACGGTGATAATGTAGCTTTTGATGGAGAAAGATACAATTTACATCGTGAACTTTTGACAGATAGTGAATTTGCAGAATTACAGTCTATGCGTTCAAACTACGCTGCACTTAAAGAGTTCAAAGAGACAGCAGAAAAGAATGAACTTCATGCAAAGCGTGAGGAAATTCTTGCAAATGAAAACTTTGCTTCTATTTCTGAAAAAGATGAAGAAGGAAAATTTATTAATAAGGATTTTGAGAAACTGTATACAAATATGGATAACTACTCTCTCGAAGATTTAGAGAAGGAAGCGAAACTTATCTATGCAGATTCTAATATGAAGACTTTTGCAGCTACCACTGAGAGAACTCAGGGAAAGTCAACTGTGAAAGTATTCGCTAATGTAAACAAGTCTAAGAAGGATAACCGTTACGGAAATCTTTTTAGCAAATAAAACAAAAAAATATAAATCGTTG